TAAAAAATATCGATGAGAGGCGCAATAATTTAGAGTTGGCCGCGTTCAATGCTGGGGTAACCAATGCTAAGAAACCGAGAACAACAATCAAAAAAATGCAAAGAGAATTAGAAAAAGAAGAAGAACAAGTGGTTCAAAATAAAAAAGGCCGTAAAAAGCCTGATATTGAAGCACTTAAACGGATTAACGATTTGTTTAATCGCGGAGGTGAATAATATATGGCAGAAGTAGCAGCTATTTTTACGGCTGATATATCAGGTTATACTTCGGCAATGTCACGAATGGCTTCAAGCACTACGTCCGCAACTAAAGGTGCATCAAACTTGGGTAGTAAAGTATCCAGTGCCATGAGTACAGTTGGCAAAGTGACTACCGCTGCTGGTGCGGCAACTACTGCAATGGGTGTTAGTGCACTAAAGTCTTACGGTACATTCCAACAGTCGCTTAACAAGGCCGCTATTATTGCTGGTGGTACGTCTAAAGATATTGGACAATTGGCAGATATGGCTAACAAAATGGGTGCTGAATTACCGCTTAGCGCACAAGATGCAGCCGATGCCATGGTTTCAATGGCGCAAGATGGTGCTTCTATTAAAACGATCACCAAGGAGTTCCCAGCAATTGCGGAAGCAGCCACTGCGACTGGTGCTGATCTACAAACAACAGCCGGAACAGTTCAGCAAGCCATGAACATTTGGGGTAAAAGTCTAAAGTCACCAGCGCAAGCAGCGGCTATTCTTACTCAAACAGCCAATTTGTCAAATGCAAGTATTGAAGACATGTCTGGCGCAATTGCTAACATTGGTGGTGTAGCTAGTCAAGCTAAATTCGGCATGGGAGATATGACTGAAGCCATTGGTTTGTTGACAAACAAGGGATTCACTGCGCAACGTGCTTCGCAAGATTTAGCACATGCTATTATTCAAATGGAAGCACCAAGTAAAGGTGCAAAAAAAGAAATGAAAGAATTGGGGCTTTCATTTACAGATGCACAAGGTAACATGAAGCCATTCCCGACTATTCTTAGAGAAGTTGCTTCAGCTACTAATGGTATGAGTGCTGCACAAAAAACAGCAGCGCTTAAAACGATGTTCAACACTGCTGGTATGCAAGCCATGTTGCCACTTCTCGATTCGGTTAACGATAAATCAGGAAAAACGTCTACTTCGTGGGACGCTTACGCCAAAGCTCAAAATGGTGCAAGTAGTTCTACTGCTACTGCTACCAAGTTTTTAAAAGATCAAGCCAATGAAATGCAACAAAACATTGGATCTAAAATTGAACAAATTGGTGGTAATTGGGAATCGTTGCGCAACAAGTCACTCGCTGCAAAAGGTGGCGTTAATGGTGCAATGGTTGACATGATTAACAAAACCCTCACGTGGGCGACTGAAAGCAATAGCAGTATTGCACAAGTAGCAAGAAGCTTTATTGGATTGTCACCAGTAATTGGTCCGGCTGTAACGGCAACAGGTGGATTCATTACCGCGGCTAGTAAAATAGCCGGAGTTGCGGTAGGTGCAGCAAAAGGGCTCGGTAGCATGGTTACGGGAAGTGCTAGTCTTGCTGGTAGATTGTTGGGGATTGGTAGTGCAAGTAAAACGGCAACCGCAGGAGTAACACCACTAGGAGCTGCAACAAAGACAAGTTCAAGTGCTGCGGCTGCTTCAGCGGCCAATTTCTTAAAGATGGGTGCAGCAATTGCGTTAATTGGTGCAGGTGTATTGGCTGCTTCAGCTGGTATTGCCATTTTAGTACAATCTGCAATCAGCCTTGCACAAGCCGGAAGTGGTGCACAAATAGCAATGGCTGCATTAGCTATTGGGATCGTAGCATTAGGCGGTGCATTTGCATTGCTCGGACCGGCATTGACAGCTAATGCCGTTGGTATTGGGGTGTTTGGTGCAGCAGTATTAGCGATTGGCACTGGTGTGGCTGCATTCGGATTAGGAATCAAAGAAGTTTCACAAGCCATATTGATGCTTTCAGGTAATGTTAAAAGCATTATACCAGTGTTATCAGCGTTAGGCGTTGGGTTTGCAGCTATGATAACTGGATTCATTACTACAACAATAGCAGCCACTCCAAGAATTGTTGGCGCAATTTTTAACATGATGACTAGCCTAATGAACACGATTGCCGGAAAAGCTCCATCGATTGCGGCCGCATTCTCGAACATGATGGTTAGTTTAATGACGGCAGTATCAACGCACGCACCAGCAATTATGTCAGCATTTTCGACAATGCTTATTTCTATTATGGGTTCCGTAACTCAACATGCACCAGCTATTATTGCGTCATTTTCTAGTATGTTAGCTGCATTAATGACTGCTATTGCAACAAATGCGCCGAGAGTTATTGCTTCATTTACGGCTATGATTGTTAGTTTGGTAAATTCGTTAACTTCAGCTATCCCATCATTAGTTTCTGCAGGTGTGGGGCTTGTGGTTGCATTGATTGGTGCAATTGGTAGTAAAGCACCAGCATTACTTGCTGCTGGGATTGCGCTAGTCGGTCAATTAGCAAAAGCATTCGTTACTGAAATGCCTATATTAATTCAAATTGCTGGGGCAACAATGGCTGCCGTGATTGCAGTTTTGGCTACTTATGCCGGTAAAATGACATCGATTGGTGGCATATTGCTTCATGCTTTGGCTGCTGGAATTACCGGTAAAAAATATGATGCTGTTGGTGCTGCTACTGACGTTATTAAATCTGCAGGTTCAGCCGCATCTTCCGCTGGGCAATCAGCATTTAAAGCTGCTGGTGGTGATTCTGCGATTAAATCAGCACAGGCTATTGCCAATAGCAGTGGAAGCCATCGATCAGCAGGATCTTCAATTGGTAAGGCCGGTGCTTCTGGTATTAGTTCAACGTCTGGATCTTACAGTTCGGCTGGGTCAAAAAATGGGAGTGCCGCAGCTAGTGCCCTGAATGGGAAGTCTGGGAGTTCTCGGTCTTCGGGATCGTCAGTCGGGCGTTCAGGTGCTTCAGGAATTAGTGCTACATCAGGCTATTTCACTTCTGCCGGTTCTAAAAACGGTGGAGCTGCAGCAAGTGGTATTGGCAGCCGTACCGGTAGTGCTAATTCAGCCGGATCTAGACTTGGTAGTGCAGGAGCTAGTGGTGCTCGTAGTCAACACGGATCTTTCAGTTCTGCTGGTAGTTTCCTAGGATCAGGGCTGGTAAATGGTATTAGCAGCATGTTCGGTGCTGTTATGTCGGCAGCTGGTAGTTTAGCTAACGCTGCGGCAAGCAGGATTCAAAGTGCGTTGAAAATTCATTCACCATCACGTGTCACTTATGCCTTTGGTGGTTACTTTGGTGCCGGTTTTGTAAATGGTATGAAGTCAACAGAAGTTGATGTTTCTAAGATGTCAACCGCACTTGCTGATAGTGCCGTATCTGGATTGAATAGCTTAAATACCAAAAACTTTACTGATAGTATTAAATCAGTAGCCAGTGACATTAAAACTGGCGATTTATCAATGCAAGCTGCAAGTTATCAAGGTGGAAGCATTGATCAGAACATCGATACTGACAATTGGGTTAAACCAACATATATCGTTCATAATGAACTGGTTGGTGATAAGATTCGAACTATTGTTAGTCAAGGGCAAGCAGATGACCAAGTCAGCAGTAAGTTTTTTATGAGTTAAAAATGTAGTATAATGAATTAAGCCTGCCAGTGTACGGCGGGCTATTTTTATATAGGAGGTGAAGAGATGGATTTACTAATCGAAAAAGACGATAAGCGTACTTATCTTAGTAGATATAAAGTGATTACAACCTCATTTGAAGAAAGTTCGCCATCGGTAAAACGGAACAATACGCAGATTCAATATCGCAATGGAAACGTTGATTTTGGCGGTTGGAATGAAGCTAAAACAATCGATTATGTTGGCTATTACCGTGCTGACGATTTAGAAGATGAAGAATATTTACGTGAAAGAATTTATGCGTTGCTGTCTGATCCGGATGGATATTACATCACGCAATTAAAGAACGATAATGATGATAGCTTCGAACGACCCGGAGAAACAAGCGGCGATTACTTCGATAAACAGGTAAACCGTCCAAGTCACAAACGATTTTATGTATACGCCAGTTCATTAGAATCTGAATTAGTTGGATCATATGGCGGGCACGTGCTATATAAAATCAGTGCAACGTTTACTACAATGAAACTGCCTTATGGTGAAAGCGTGCCACGTGATTTAGATGTTAAGCCAAATGTGCCTTACTTGGGGAGAAACTTGCTAACCGGCACTGGTTATCATACTGTTACAGGCGCAGCGACTGAAGGCTACTTATCTAGCGAAACTATTGATAATCTGTTAACTTTATTTAAAGGATTAGAGGGGCAAACTGTAACTTTATCAGTTGACTATGAATACTCAGGGTTCGTTGCTGGAAGTGGTCAGAACCGTATTGGATGGGAAGCAGAAATACATGCAGATACCGTATCATATTCTGGCCCATGGTGTTTTCCTGACAATGATTCAGGTTCAGGAAGAATATCCGCAACATTTGTGGTACCCAAAAACATAACGCTTGTCGCTGAAGCCCAAGGGTATATTCAATTTTCTGGTTCTGGAACTGGGACTTTAAGTCATCTTAAGCTTGAAAAAGGCACAATTGCAACGCCATGGTCACCGGCACCAGAAGATACTGAATATAACGTTTGGTATACTAAAACTTATTACAACACTAAAAACTTAGTTATTCCGTATGCTGGAACAGTTCATTGCAATCAATTAGAACAGGGGTTCATTGTTGAATTTACTGCCAAAGAGGGTGGTTCAAGGTTAGTCATTGATGTTAACGGCACAGAATTAACCTATAATGGACAAATTTACCATGGCGATGTTTTTAAATTTTCTGGGTATGAATATACAAAAAACGGTATTAATATCGTTAAGGATACGAATAAGGCTTATTTTAAACTTTTACCAGGTGTTGCAAATAAAATTTCAAGTTCACTCGCAGGTGAAATTATAATTTTAGATTATCAAGACTTATACGCATAGGAGGTGGATAATTAATGACAGTATTTAAAGATATTAACAATGGCGAATACGTTGCTGATACTGAAATCAAGCTTACCGAAGGAGTTAACGGTGAAAAATCGTTAACCGGTACGATTTATTTTGGCAATGATGTAAAGAAAAATCTTGCTAAAGGCTGGACGATGGTATTTAATGACGAAGAATATGCTATCGTTACGTTCAGATATAATGATACAAATAACACGGTATCGTTTTCAGCCGTTCAGATGTTTTTTTACACATTAAGCGTCAAGGCGTTTCATGAAAAATGGAACGGATCACACCCATTAAACGAATATTTAAACGCTATTTTCAAAGATACTGGTTATTCATACAACAACGAAACATCAACAACGGCGTTTGAAAAAGAAAATTGGGGATTAAAAGACAAGTTATCCCTATTCAATGATATTATCAATCAAATTTCGGCCGAGTTTGAAGTGCAAGGCACTACGGTTTATATCAAAGATAAAATCGGATCTGATCTATCGACTGTCGTTCGTCAAGGGTTCAACCTATCAACGGCTGAAATCGAAACCGACAGCAGTTCTTTCGCGACCTATGGCATTGGTTATGGTGTGCACGATGATGTTGACGATCAGACTTCACCACGATTGTCGGTTGAGTATTACAGCCCGTTATACGATATGTATAAAGATAAGTTTGGAGCTATTGAAGCTGAACCGGTGGACGATGAGCGTTATACTATTTCAGATAATTTATTAGCCGCAGTTAAAAAGAAAGTTGATAATAGCTGGAGCTTATCGATTACCGTATCGTTGTTAGATTTACAAAATGCTGGTTATCCATATGCCATGGCTAGTGCTGGCGATTCAATTACAATTGTAGACGAATCACTAGGATTTGAAGATGAAGTTCGTATTATTAAAGTTGTCAGTTCATATAATATCAATGGAGAACGCATTTCGGTTGATGTAACGTGCGGTGATTTAACTATGGCGCAGGCGCAATCTGCCAGTGCATCAGTAGCAACTAGCACAATCACAGACATTATCAATGGCAATTCTACATTGCCTGACGCATGGTTCAGTGAACAGATGCAATTAGCCACTAATAGTATTTTGTCCGCCAGAACTGAATTGAAATTTACCGATCAAGGTATCATTGCCATTGACACAACCGACCACAACAAGATGGTTATTTTGAACTCAGCCGGTATTGGAGTATCAACCGATGGTGGACAGAAATTTAAAACAGCTATCACTGCTGAAAGCATAGACGGCCAAAATATTAATATAAAAAACCTTAATGCTAGTAATATTGTTGCTGGAGTTATTCAAGGGAGAAATTTAAACATTAACCTTAATAGCGGAGAAGTTAAATTTCAACATGGTAAAATTAATGATACCAGTGGACGCTTTGCAATTGATGTTGACACAGGTAGCATTACATCAACGGGTGAAGGTGGATATAATTCAATGACACTCGATGACGGCAGCTTTCGTTACAAACGAAAATCAACTGACACTGAATTAACCGGTGAAATCGGTTTGCAATGGTCTAATGGTTTACTAGGTTTAGACCCTGCCATTATGATTCAAGGTAATAAGTCGGTTCACATAGTAACGCCAGGGAAACATGTCAACAACACAAATCCTGGACAATACCCTGAATTTATTCTTAATAGTGATGGTGGTGCAAGAATTTATGGTGGTGAAGCTTCGCACTATGAAAGCGAAGCAGGTATAGGAACCATTTATCTAAGTTCTAACATTGGTGTAACTAAAGAAAATGTTGATATAACTTCATATGATACTGGCAGTTACAATGGTGAAATACGTCTTTGGGGTAGAAGTACCAACCCCAAAGATGGTTCTTATAGTGGCTTGTCCGTTAGCCATGACGATGGCGTTAATGTTTCTTCTAAAATGGTTGTGAATAAAGACTTTTCTGTTTTTGGGAAAAAGAATGCTATTCGTGTAACTCGTGATGGTACTCGCACAATATCATCTTATGAAACGGCTGAACCGTATTTCGGAGATATTGGTGAAACCGTAACCGGTACTGACTGCCGTATAACTGTACCAATTGAAACATTATTCAGTGATATGGTTAACACAAACTATAAATATCAAGTGTTCTTACAATCGTACAGTGCGGCACATGTCTGGGTTGCCGAACGTCACGATGAATATTTTATCATCGAATCTGACCAGCCAAATGCGTCAGTTGCATGGGAAATTAAAGTCCGTCAACGTGGTTATGAAAGAGATCGGCTTGAAAAAGATGACTTGTTCGATAATCAAAAGTTGCAAGAAATAAAAGACCCGCGGGTTGCAAAAGGTGCGATTGATATGTACCATGCAGAAGCAATTAAAGAAAATAAGTTGTACGATTTAAAAAACAGGGGTGAATTAAATAATGGCGATTAGAACATATGACATCTTACTTGACAGTTATAATTCAACAATGCCAGAGCCTATCGTAGGACGCCAGGGCGATAAAAATGGCGCTGTTACACTGCACGTGACAATTACAGATCGTGGAACTGCGGTTGACTTGACAGGACAAACAGTTAATCTGATTGCCGAAACAGCCAAAGGCACAGCAGTCGTAGCCGATAACGCCGGAGTGACGTTAACTGATGCTGTAAACGGCAAGTTTGATTATGCGATTCCTAATGCACTGTGGTCGGAAGCTGGTAAGATTACAAAAGCATATTTCTCGTTGAACGATGCCAATGGACAGCAAACGACATATGATTTAATTTTTATTGTCAAGGCTGCGGTTGATGTTACTCAAGATAAAGCTGACGACTATATTACCGTGATTGACGGAACGGTCAGAGACTTGCAATCAAAAGTTGATGCTATTTATGCAGATTTTTCTGCTGGTAATTTCTATAACAAAGATCAAACAGATACACTAATTGACGATTTAGAAAAATCCATTTCTGATAGTGAGAGCAGTACAAAAAGTTATGTTGACGATAAAGTTGTGTTTTCTACTGTAGACGAAACAAATTCAGGAGAAGAAAAAGAAAAAATTGTGTCTCCACAAACGCTTAACCGTTTTAATGAAGACAAAAATAAAACTTACTTTT